CCGGGCGGCTCTTCTTCGCGGTGAGTGAAATAAGCAACCACCGGGACTGCGGGCCACGGTCGCAGCTTATTGGCCTCGAAATAGCCGGAGAGGTAGAGGATGTCCGCCTTGGGGTCCGGCGCCGTGCCGAGTGTCCAGTGCAGACGGTCCCGCAGCAGCCGGGCAAAACGAGGCAAAACCCGGTCGTCCTGCGGGTTGGTGCAGACGATGTGTACGCGCGGCGCCATCTCTACCTCCCCACTAGCCGGCTTACGTGCCGGAGCTCATGTCGATCTCGCAGATAGCAGCCGGCCGACGCACGCCGAGAGCCGCTCGCATCTCTGCCAGAATCGCGATCATGTTGCGGATGAAGAAATCGCTGTGGCTGTCGCTCACGCTGATGTTCGCCTGCTCGCGGTCCCACATGGTCACCTTGCGGAAGTCCCCCACCAGGCCCACGCCCACGGCCAGCGCCGCGCACTCGACCACCGGCAGCCCCCACAGCTTCTTGTCGCCGTTGGAGAGCGGCCCGCCGTAGTAGTAGCGGTTCACGCTGTCCTGGGTCAGCTCGATGTTGGCCCAATCCTCGGGATTGAGCACATAGGCGGTCGGCTGGGCGCGGCCCGTCTGCGTCACCGCCAGCTTGGCCATGCGCGCCGTGCGGAAGATGTCGGTATCCCAGGCCTGAACCAGCACGTTGGGCGTCGCCAGGATACCCAGCATGTTCTCGCCCACGCCATCGCCGTTGACGATCTGGTCCTCCAGCTCGTCGGCGAGGTCGCCGCGCAGGTCGTCGTCGATCAGCCCGCGCAGCTGGCCGGCGTCGGACAGCGCCCGCTTCGTGGCCGGAATCCAGACCGCGATGGTCTTGACGGTCGCGGTCACTTTCTCGTAGGAGATGGTGGCCTCCGGCTTGACGCCCTCGACCTCGCCGGTAGCGCCGCTGTAGGTCGAGACGTTGGACTCGGCCACGGTGGCCGCCTGCGCCGCGTGCGCCGTCTGGCGGACATACTCCACCGTGTCGCTCTGCGTGGTGCGCACGTTGATGAGATCGCGCATGACCGTAGGCAGCCGTGGCAGGGGCTCGTAGAGGCCGGTGATGTCGGTATTGACGAAGGCGCCACCCTCGGTATCGCTGGCGCCGGTCAACAGGTCCTTGCGCCCGAAAAAGCTCTTGAACTCCACCGGCGGGCTCATCAGACCCTTGCTGGATTCGGGAATCCGCCCATTGGGGAACTGCGCCAGCCAGCGCTTGAAGGCCTCGGCCTGGACGAACTGCTCGCCGATGGTGCGGCCCTTGCCAGGGGCCACGACGGACGGACGGCCGCCCGCGCTCTCGCGGACTTCGATACCCTCGCCCAGATCGTTGATCATCTTGCGCAAGGCATCGTCGCCCTCGGCGCTCTTGATCTTGTCCTTGAGTCCCTTCGCCTCGTCGAGGTGGGCTGCCACCTTCTGCCGCTCGTCGGCCGTGAAGTCACGCGACGCCTTGTCCACCTCGTCGCAGATGGTCCGCGCGGCCAGCAGTGCCGCTTTAAGTTGTGCCTGTAGTTCCTTGAGGTTCATAGCCCTCATACCTCCAAAATTCGCTTAGTCGATGCCGAGCTCGAGCAGATCGGCGGCGATGCGCGCGGCGAACGTGCTCGGCGAAGGACCGCTCGACTTGCCGTTGCCGGCCTCGTCTTCAGTCCCGCCTTCACTCTCGCCCTCTGCCTCTCCGCATTTAGCTCCCAGCTCGAGGGTCATATCGTGTATGGCCTGGATGCGAATCGCATCCTTGGCCGCGTTGCGCCTGCCCTCCTTGACACCCAGTAATTGTGTCTCGGGGTTCATGCCCACCAGGCAGGGGCCGACCTCCATCAGGTCGATCTTGCGCAGCTCGTTGACGTACTCGCCGTCGACCTTGAGCTGCACGGCGTCGATGGTCTCGTAGGAGAAGGAGAACTCAGCCAGCGTGCCCTTCTGCATCTTCTTCCAGACGCGGGCCGCGAACGGCTCGTCCATCTCCAGCTGGCCCTTGACGTAGAGCCCCTCGTCGACTTCCTTGGCCTCCAGCACCTGGCCGATGTGGGCGTCGAGGTTGTCCCACTCGTGAGCGAAGATCACCGGAATGGGCCTCCCCTTGGCCTCCCAGGCAGCCAAGGAATCCTTGAACGCGCCGGGCATGATCTTGTCGCCGATGCGGTCGACGTTGTTGAAGACGGCGACGATGGCCTCGAAGGTGCCCTCCGGCGCGTCCGCCGCGGCCTTGAAACTCACCAATGGAAAGTGCTTGTACTTCATGGTCATTCCCTCCCAAACGCTACGCTGCAACCGCAGTAGGCGTTGTTCTCCGGCCCGCCCGCCGGGTCGCCCGGCCAGCGCATGCCGTTGCTAAATAGGTCGCCGATGCCAACCGTCTCGCCGCTCATCGCAGCGTGGTCCTCGCGCGGGTCCTTGCTGGCGCTGGTCTGCCATGTCTTGGTTCGCAGGCCGCCCTGCTTCGCTCCTTCGTGGCTGCCGAAGTTGGCCGCGCCGGTCACCCCTGCCTGTCCGATCTCCTCGGCCCGGCTGCCAGCGGCAATCTCGAACACGTGCCTGAAGGCGTCCTTTGGCACGTCGGCCTTCAGCGCCGCCGCCACTTGGTCCCGCGTGGTGGCGTTGATCCGCCCGGCGCTATTCGTGGCCACCGCCTCTAGGTAGTTGTGCATGCGGTCAACGTCGAGGACAGCGCCCAGCTGGTCACTCACCCATTTGGCCCAAACCTGGGCAGTCGCCGCGTTGAGCCGGAACAGGTCCGTCCCCAACTCACTATCCCAGCGCTCGGGGTCCTCCCAAACGGCGTCGATGCTGGCGCCATCACTCACGCGCCCGATGAGCGCGCTCGACTGGCGCCCGAAATAGGCGGCAAGCACCTGCGCCCACTTCTCGCCGTGCCTAGCCCGCGTCTCGGCTAGTGTGGGGTCGAGCTCGGCCGCGGCCTTCAGCGCTTTGAGGGACGCCTTCGGCGGAGCGCTGTCACGCGGGCTCGCCTGCCCGCCGATCAGCACGTTTAGCGGCGTCACCAGCCGCTCCGCGTCACCGCCCAGCGACGGCATGTTGGCCCTAGCCCGCGCCTCGTCCGCCGTCATCCAGGGCCGGCCCACGGCAGTCGAGTAGGACTGCGTCTGCTCCAGGAAAGAGCCCTGCAATTTCTCTTGGATGTTGAACTCGCAGTAAACACCCTCCACGTCACCGAGCCAAGGCAGCAGTTGCAACGCGACATCTTCCTCGATCATCGCCAGCCAGGGCCCCAAACAGTCCTGGTAGAGCTGCTTATGTGCCTCTTGCATGTTCGAGAAGTTGGCGTTGTCGAGGATGCCCACCATCGGCAGCGGGATATGGTAGGCGCGCGCGCACTCCTCGCGCGTGAGTTTGCGGGCGGCAAGGTACTCAGACTCCTGGGCGCTGAAGGTGTTCTGTTTCCAGGACATCCCCTCTTCCAGCACCGCCGTCTTGCCACTGTTCATCTCGCCGGCATACATCTGCTCGAACTCGGAGGTAAACCGCTTGCGCGCTGTGTCACTCCATTCGGGAGCATCAGCAGGCCGCTCGATCACACCGTTCATGCGGGCGGCGTTGCGCCAGAAGTGCTCGCGATAGTCGCCGGCGGCGTACTCCTCGGCCAACACCCGGCGCAGCGTTTCCAGGGGCGAGAGGCCGACCGTCCCACTGCTCGGGTTGTAGCCCCGGAAGTGCACGATCTCATCCGTCGTTTTCTTGACCAGCCCGCTGCTGAAATTGAGCTCATAGCCCTGCGGCTGCAGATCCCCCACGGCACTGACGAAGGTCGGCGGCAAACGCAGCAGCGCCGGCTGCCCGTTGCCCTGACTAACCTTCAGCCAGTAGGCGTTGAAGTAGATCCCCATGTCGGCGATCAGGCTCTCGATCAGCCGGTAGCGTGTGGTGAACGGGTTCGGCTTGCCGATCAGCACGGCTAGCGGATGGTCGCGCACTCTCTGCCGGTCTGTCTCCGAGACGCGGCGATAGGTGTGCAGACCCAGCTGGGCGATGTTGCGCGCCAGGAAGTCGACGCAGGTGCGCACGTTCGGCTGCTGCCTGTACAGCTCGCCATACGCCAGAGTGTGCTGGCCATACACCCGCAGCGAGCCATAGCTCGCCGTGGCGCTCCACGCCGGCTGCAGGTCCGCTATCGCGCCGAGTGACTGTACGACTGCCATCTCACACCACCTGCGGGAGTTGCACGAACTCAACGTCGCTCTCGGCGACCAGCACCTCGCCGTCGACAGGGATACTCTCGCCGCGCGGCCGCAGCATCTTGACATTCCTGAGCACCAGGTAGCCGGCCTTGCGCTGCCAGATCACGCCCCGGAAGCTCGTGCCGTTTTTCAGGTTCACGATGCCCGCGCGAGTCACCGGGTAGGGGTCGCCGAGTAGCCATCTCAACATCAGACTGCCACCATTCCACGGGATTCGTATACCGACCGCTTGGCCGGCCCGCCGATCCCCTCCGCCAGCGCGTCGCGTCTCGCCTCCCAGGCGAGGATCGCGGCCATCGTCCAGTCGATCTTGTGCGGACTGTCCGGCCTTTCCTTGCAGATTGTCCAGAGCTTCTGCCCCTGCTCGTCAACCGCCGACTCCAGGCGCCGACAGGCGTTGCCAATGTGAGAGGCAGCCTGCCGGCTCCCGTCTTGCGACATCTCGCCGGCCAGGAGCGCCGAGTTAAATGCTTGCACGGCCGCCAAGATCGGCCCCGTCCGGTTGGTCCGCCACTCCATCACCTGCTCGAAGCGGCCCGCCCACTCGCGCACCGACGTTTCCCAGTAGAACGGGTCGCAGTAGACTCGCCAGACGGCATAGCGGCCCATTGCCTCGGCCAGCATCACATCGACCTCATCAGCCGGCACCTCCCAGGAGATCTCCGGCCGCAGAACCGCCGGGCGCTCCCAGAGCCCCACTGTGAACAGGTGCCCTGTCGCTACCTCGCAGCCCACCAAAGCGGTGGAATCCCGATAGCGTGCCCCGTCGAAGCCCAGGGTAATGACAGCGCCGTCGGGCACCGTGTAATCGGGATTCGCCAGCGCCGCCCACTTCAGAGCGTCGAACGCCCGCACGGACAAACGAACTAGCCGGTTTGTCCAGACCCGTTCTAGATAGGCGAGATCCGCCGTGGGGTCTTTCCACTGGTCGACAATGCCCTCGATATCCGACCACTCGGCCACCGGACCGGACGCCTCCAGCACGGCGGCCCTGACCGCCACCATGTCTAGGTTGCCGCTGTCGTCCGTCAGTTTGATTTTGTCGCTGGCCTGGCGGTGAAAAAAAAACAGCCGGCTATCACCGATCTTGCCATCGGCCACCTGGCGGGCATACTCCATCGTGTCCTCAGCTACCGAACCCTCGCCGGGCGCCGGAGCCGTCGTGATCTCCAGCGACCAGGCGTCGGCCATCTTGCGCTTAGGGATGTTGGCTAGCATGACGCGGTGGGCCATTTTGAGGCGGGGCAATGTGAAGCGGTGCGTTTCGTCAGCCACACTGAATGTCGTGCGAGCGCCGTCCCGTGAGTCCGGCGCGTTCGCCAGCGCCACCGCCTTACCGTCGCCGCCGATCCGCATGACGCGTTCAATGCCGATGTCGAAGGCGGCCGCCACCCGGCTATGCTGCAGAATCACCCGCAAGGCGCCGTAGGCCAGCTCTTCGGACTGTTCCTCGGTGTAGGCAACCATCGGAATGTAGGGATCAGTCACGCCGCCGCCGACGGGCTGGCCATGCTCATCCCAGCCGACGCAGCGCACCGGGGCATCCGGGTACAGCTCAGCAGCAGCGATCCAGGCGGCGAATTCAGTCTTGCTGCTGCCTTTGCGGAGACTGATGGCCACTCGCTTGAAGCGCCGCCGGCCAGCCTGGGGGTGACCCTGGGGAAACACCTCGTACATCCGCCAGAGCAGCGCTTCTTTCTCGGCATCCATCCTGACCTGCTCGCCGCGCAGATCGCCGGGGCCGTGCACGAGGTTATCCTTAATCCAAGCCACCACCTGCCCGCCCAGGCTGGGCCACGGGTCGGCGTCGATAGGCGGCACGACGAAGGTTGCCATTTAGGACACCACCTGCAAGAGTCGGCGCGGATCATTGATGGCTGTAGGTGTCACCCTCTCTGCTGGCTGCTTCCGCTGCCTGCGCTCGGTCGCTTCCTCAGCCTGGGCGACGGACCACTCCAGGCGTCGGCGATCGAGAGGCGAGAAGCCGAAGCACTGCCGCTGTAGTCGAATCTCTGCCGCCAGCGGCCCCGATGGGTGTAGCCAAAACAAATGCTTCAACTCTGCCAACTGAATCAACTCGTGTATGTCGCACTTCAAGAGCTCGCCTGCCATCGGCGAACGCCAGATATCCTTCCACCAGGCGAGCACCTTGGCATGCCACTCGGCGCCATCGTCGCGCTTGGGCAAAGGGCGAGCACGGACGTGGTACTCACCCTCCGCCGGCAGGGTGGCCCGCGTTGTCGCTCTGTTTGTTCGCTGCCTGATGGCGGGGTCTTTCGGCATTGGTGGCATCGTCGTTAGGCCCCCGGTCCCGTAGCCGGCATCTTCATAT